ACCAAGAATGCACGCCTCTCGTGGAGAAGTACACACCTAGTAACAACGAAGGGTTAACGAAACGCAGCGTTATTCCGCTCAAACCCTGGTACTCATGGATTTGTAGTTTCTACTGTGCTCACGCAAGCGCGTTTACACCATTGAAACTGTGCGTGTTCTCCCTCACATCATCTGCGTCGTGACGTGAGTTGTCCTCATTAGTACCCGCACTCAGTCGTGCTTGTGCAAACAGCTTATTCTGTATTCCGCGTAGCCTGTTCACTGCAACGCTGTTTTGCACTTGCACGAAGTTTGGTGTGTCATCGGCCCCACGCATGATAAAATCACACGCTGCCACAATATTGTTAATGCTTAGCACACCGGCTTTGTCAAAACCTCTTGGTATAATAGGTTTCCCAATTCGAACGCTCTCCTCGATCATCACCCGAGCTCCCTCGCCAAAATGCCGCATAATAGCTCGAAGTGATGGCTTCGCAGCTTTGTACATCGGTTCGATCTTAAATTCGAGCTGCTGCTCATTGTCCTTTCCTGCATTATTCACAACACGCCAAGTTCCTAGTGCTCTGTTCTCTGGGCTCGTTGTATTAATTATGCAGTGATAAACCCATCCAGGAAGCAAGGTGTTAATGAACACATCCTCTGTAACATCAAGCCCTTCAGATGCTTCTTTGATCCAGGTGTTGAGTTGCTCAGTTGTGGCATACCTATTATCGATGAGTTCCGCACGCGGTTGGTATTTAATCATGTTATTTATCATTTCAGGCTTTATCTTATCGCGTACGGTTTTCGGCATGTATATGGCCTTTGTTGTGATTTTTGGTGCTGGAAACACAAGGCCTGGTGTCTGATCTTGCACATCCGTTGCTCGACCTCCAGTTCGCACAGGATTCGAAACGAATGAACCACCCGTTCCTTTTGATCCTGACCCTTGACCAGTCTTAGCTCCCGTGTCGAGGCCTGCCATGACCGACACATTGCTAGATTGTGTTTGTGCTGATCCTGAACCTGATCCACCCGCTGCTCCGGAACCTGACCCTGATGATGAGCTTCCTGATCCGCTTGCCGTGCTTGCACTCAGACTTGACTGCGTACTTCCACTGCTCGGTGCACTGCCACTTCCGGCATTTGCTGCTGCCAGGACAGCATCGGTTGCTGCCTCACTTGATTCGTACACGCAGTACTGTTCTCCACACTCTTTGATTTCCTCTCCCAGATCTGTTCGGTTCCCAGTTAGGTATAAGTCTTCAACTTCCTTCCGTGAGGGCAACTTGAAATCTGGCCATACCGCTGAGACCTCCTGTGCGAGCTCTTCAATCATTTCCGTGAAATCATCATAACCAAAAGCTTCCACATATGCTGCAATGATGGCACTCTGAATAGCCTTTGGTTCCTTGCTTCTCTGCCACTCTAGAATTGCCACAATGCGTTCGCGCTTCAACTTTGGTATGTACATTGAGCCTCGCTTCATGAATGTGTGTGACATGTACTCAACCTCCTCGATGCTACGATACGCTTCATCAAATGAATAATTCAACTCCAACTCGCGCATGTAGTCGGCAAAGAACTGCTGTATGAAATCTTTATCCTTTGTGTCGGCATTGATAAGTAGATCATCTCCATTGCACACATATAGTATCCTCATGCTGTGTCCGTGGTCTTTCTCCACACGCATTCTGCAATACTCCATTGCTATGATCAGGCACATTGTGTTGTCAACGACTGTGCTTGGTTGACCACTGTTGTTACCTCGAAACTTTTGCACAATCGTACCATCTTCAATTAAAATGCATGTGTTTATTATCTGCGTGTACAAATTTGCCAACATCTGCTCAGCCTCATCGTCCTCTGCCATGAAGTACTGCCTTATGTTCAAAATTGCATTCATCAAAAGCGGAGTGATTGAGCTATCAAATTGAGAGCCATCAGCATCTATGAACCACTCGTGCACCATCAAGTTTTTAGCTAGCAAATCCCACCCACCATTGAATTTGTTGATGCCTACTGTCCATGGCCCACGCAGGTGTTTTGTATAGAAAAACTTGTTAAACTCATCAACCACAGCCTTGGCGCCCATAAGTATGTCAATCGGTGCTGATGTGAATGTTCTCGTCTTGTTTGCCACAACTTTAGCCTTCGGTCTCAACTCAGCCTTTAGCAAACCAGACCACACTCCGTGTCCATTACTGAGCAACTTCGCTGCGCTTAACTCAAAGAACTCGTTGATTTCGTCACTTGTTGCTCCGTCAAAATATGCAGCCTTCTTCCCTGAATATAGAGCTCCCATTGCAGCATCCAGATTCAAATCGTTGAAAATTTTGCATCCGTCAAAGATGGGCTGGAATTGACCCTTTGAAAACCCGGCTATTTCGAGAACTCCAATGGTAGCAACCACTGCCTTCGCAAAGCACACTTCATCAGTTCCTCCAACAATTATGTCCTTGTTGTACTTCAGTACATCCTTGTAGTATGCTTCATGTGTCAGAACTGATGGTTGGAATTCGTTCAGGAAAGGTGTCACCAGAGTGTTCCATTTCGGGTGGGAGTCTAAAAACTTGATGAACTCGGGCCTCTTTCCTGTGATGACGTGTCTCTTTGACATTCGGTTTGGAGCATATGCAATAGCCTTGAAATTCTCCCCACAATATTTTGTCATCTGAAGGCTTTGCCAGCTAACCAAATCGCTTATAGTTTTGGTGAATGGGTATTTGTCTGCTCCATTGGCTGCAATTAAACCGCACAGATCAACTTGCTCATCTGAAAATTTCCATGGAACAAGTGGTGTTACGGATTTTTCAGCTAAGAAATCCATGACTTCAATGGTTATCGGCGTGAAATAATTCTCGCCTTTCCCTCCAAGATTATGGAACCCAACAACCTTCAAGTCTGCTACTGCCACTATAGCGCTTCCACAATCTCCTGGTCCTGTCGAGATTCTGTGCTTCCACAAACCATCATGTCGATCACCGAATGGTGTGATTGTTGTTTCCGCTGATTGCTTAGCGACCCATCCAGTTTTCTCGTATTGCATGGTTACTAACATTGCTCGTTCTCCTTCCCGTGGTGGTCTGAAACACTTAAGCTTCCGTCTTGCTTGGAAAGTTGGAGGTAAGGTTAATGCAACCAAATCCATCATCGTAAACTTTGTGACATGCTTGTTGGTGAGTTTTCCAAGATTGTATGTTCCAAATTGTGTTAACATGCGTGTTTCCTTCTCTTCTCTGTTCCTCATCCCTCGCGTGAAGTGATACGGTGCCAAGAGTATATTTCCGACTATTAACCCATTCAACTGTTGGTTGTCCTCAACAAGAATAACCTGATTCTGATGGATATGATCAAGTGAACGTGCCCCTTCAAAGGTTGATTTGTTCTCGTATGACACTTCTTTCTCAAACGATGGTTGGGTTTGTCGCCATTCTCCTCTGTGGTCAGCATGCCCAACAGGTAGCCCACGCTTGTTAACTTGGTTTGGCTTGTGAGGTGCCAATGCGACCTCACGAACTTTGTCCCCTTTTCTGAAGATGGCTAGAACTCGCTTCGGTATTTTCTCGTCAAAGAAATCGTCATCATCCCAACGATTCTCCACCATTTCTGTGAAGGCTTTCTGTAGATCCATTGCCTTGGCATCCTGATGCACTGAAAAGTTAGCGGCTATATCTTTGAATTCAACCGAATCGTACATCTTTGGATCAAATCCATAGAAATGCCAATATTGGGAAGATCGCTGTGTTTCGGTCTTTGGCACTTCCCTACCAAATTGCATTGCATATGCATTGGTTTTCTTCTTGATTCGGTCAGTCCAATCTGGTGCATGATTCATATTCTCTTGAACCCCATTGTACAAAGTGTCGCCGGCGTCATAGTATGTGTATTCATTACCACGCTCCATCTTCTGGTCTCTGGCTGACTGTCGCTTCGCGCTCCTGTTGCGTGCTGCCTTGCCCTCGAATTTAACACTGCGCTTCATGCGACGGTAGTACATCATCACAAGTGTTGTACCAGCTATCGCACATGCAGTTCCCACCGCAAGATATGGAAGCCATCCATAATCACGCTTCTCCAATATGAATTCATCAATGAACTTTGCTGGCCCAGCTTGGTATGACACATGAGAAGCTATGCTTGGATTTTCATCGAGGAGCTCAACTAACTTTGTGTAATCATATGTCACTGCCGCCTTCTCAAGAGCTGTTTTCTGGTGCTGTAGCACTGAGACATTCTTTCTAATGCGATCCATCGCCTGTGTCAGTCTACCAGCAACGTTGAAATTAGGAATGAGCACACTGCAATATGTTGACTGTTGTTGCTGGAACGCCTGAGTGAGATTTTCCAGTTTTGTCTTCTCGCTAATCAGTGCTTGCTCAACCATGTACAGTATGGTTCCCACATCTTCAGGATTTGCTGACATCTTCATAGCCACCTCTCTGTGGTTAACTGCTGGCACACGCAACTTGATTGATGTTGGGACTTGAGAAGCCATATACGCTTCACCAATCCTCTCTGCAAATTCAACGCTAACATCATTATGGTGAAATGGGAGCACCAAATGGTGTTTCTCATCAGTGCGCATGTATCCCAGAGTTGCATATTGACCAATAGTTCTGAACCTGTGAGTGTCTACAAGCGTCTCGTAATACGGTGCCAAACTCGTGTTTCCTGGTGTTAGCAAGAGTGACTTAAATTGTTCATATAACCGTGTGGCCATGGTTCCATCTCTATTAATCATCCACACCATGTATGACAATTGCATCTCAAAGCGTGCTGCTGTTCGAACTTGCTCTGCTGTAATCTTTCCGAATGTGTGCTGATCAACATTTTGCAACACTGGAGCAACACCTAGTCCAAATGCCAACAAGGCAGCTTCCGTAGCTGTCACTTCATCCAAGGCGAACGATGCGTCTATCTCATTTCCGATTTTCCTTGCGTATCCCATCTTCATCCGGCCTACTCGTCCCAATCTCTGAATTCGGTCTGATTTGTTGATCAGTTGGCGCTTAACTGTAATCATTCGATTGTCGCTGTCAATTGCTGGCACAATCTTAAAACCAAAATCAACTACAACGTCTGCGTGCAAATTCACACCGTTTTGAAGGATGTTCGTTGCAAGGATGTATTTCTTTTCGGCTCGGAGTGCTTCGACATCATCCATTAAGCTAACTTTGTTTCGTAGGTGGCGACTGTCTGCCTTTATGACTCCAATCTTTGGGTTCTTGCTCAAAATGTCAGCAGATTCGTCAATCTCGCGGAACGAAGTTAAGAACACTATGATAACATCACCAAGAGTGGATGCATCGTGGGCTGTTCCCCGGCCTTGCTCCTGCATGAATGTCCTGTGATCCATAACTGGCCATGTTTTGACATCAAGTGCCTGCTGTGTTTGCATGTCTCCATTGACGGTGTTGTTCGTAGCTGTTAACTTAATGAGTTTGCCCTCCCACGTTGTGCTCTTAAGCCAGTTGTAGAACACTAGCATTTCTGCCGAGGTTTGATGCACTTCGTCAAAAAGAATGTAGTCATACTCTGCAAGGTTGTGTGAGTTATTGTACAAATAATGGAGTGCATACCCATACGTGGTTACAGTTATATTCGACGCCGTCATAACCCGATGGTTCCTCATCATGGCGCTGATACTTAAATTCCTCGTTGCTAACATCGAATCTTGCAAATTTGTTACCAGCACGCGGGTAGGTTCGCAAATCATGACACGCCCATTCCGGGAGAGCGTTGCTGGAAAGGCTGTAGATTTTCCACACCCAACATGTCCTATGATGAGAAATTCCTTCGCCTTGTGTGTCTGCACTTGTGTAGCGATTTCACCAACTGTGTCTTTTGTCATTGTTAAGCTTACATGGCTACCATCCAATGGTGCGTACCCTTGTTGGCCAGAAGTGATTCGAGTTTCAAACCATCGTTCAAACGTTAAAATGGCTGGTGGAACTGCTACTTGTGTTGCCTCGTGATCGTACAAATGCACTTCATGAAATGCTGGGATGTTGCCGAGTTGATTTTTCAAACTTTCAAATATTCCACTCTGGTATTCACAGTTAAACTTTAAAATATCAAATATAGTTCTAAATTTAACCAAATTCGAATATAAAGCAGAACTAAAATCTACAGAAAAGAGTGAAGCTATTATATACAATACAGCCATTACTCGTGTTATCCATGCTTCCTCTCGCTTCCCTTGGTATTCAACCAATTCGGTGCTTTCTTGCTCCTTCTCCCAATGAAGCATTTTTAAGATCTTCTTTAATAAATATGCTCCGAAAACGGTAGAAAGGCCTATGAGTATAACTTGCAAGACGTTCGCGGCCATGTTGTAAAACACCCACCTGTAAGCGTTTCCGCAAAGGTGAGTAACCTTCCTCCAGATCCTCAAGGAACTCCCTTTGTAATCTCTCGGCTGCTTCGGTCCTCGGAGATAGCGTGTCAACCAGTTGTCTTTTAAACTCTCTAGCACTTCTCCAACCTTTCTTCCGGGACCAGAATATGTGAGTCGTAAAACGGTTCCATGAAAGTTTAAGTAACCAATGGAATTGAAGAACTCGTTGTACGCACACTCTGCGTGTGAAAGATCTTGCTCGACGAGCATTTTTTCCTTTCCTCCAACTCGATCCATCTCTATGATCACTTGCTCTTCAAGAATTGAGCGTTGTAGCGCATCGATGTATTGCATCATCTCAGCTTTCATGTGTTGTGATGGAATTATTGCTTCAACTGATGCTCGGTGTTGAATCATTAACTCCATGTATTGACGCACGCGCTGTTTCGATTCCAAGTGAGGTCCGAGCTTTAGGGCTATCTGGCGTAAGTTCAGTAGGGCTGCTGATTTATCGAATGAATTCTCAACATCTGCGAGAATAACTTGGTGAACTTCAATCAGACCCCCTAACACAAAGAGTGTCGAAGGATTAATGAACATATCCACTAACCATTCAGCATCTTTGTTGATCTTACGCACAAATTCCTTCCTGCTCTTGACACACGCCTGTATGCCGAGAACAGTGTCTTGGAATCCGCCAATCTTGTAATCCTTCATTGCTCCGCTGGCCATGGTGTCGAGGGTTATCAGTTCCAGTACTGTGTTAACCCTTATGGTGTGCATTCCTGATTGTTTCATGCCATATGGCGTTGGCACGTGCATAGTCTTCCTCGTGTGATCCACTAAGATTACTGGCACCAGTGCATCATAACACCCATAAAAGGTTGCCATCCAGTCAAGTTGTCTCAATACCTCACCAAATGTAGGCCAGGGACCCAGATCTTCGCAAACTTGTCGGACAAAGGCATCAACTGTCGAACGGTTGCTATTACCACAGAAGATCATTGCGCATGCAAAGATGTACATGTAGCAATATCCGTTCTTCGGCACATAATGAAATCTTCCGCTCCTATCGTTCACACTCAGCAAGTGCGTAGTTACTCCAAATGGTAGTTGCCCTGGTGTTGCACGGATTATGGGATTGTACAACGGAACATTCCCCTCCCAATGACAAATGGGCTTAGATTCGCCATTAATCTCCATGGAGCAATCTGTCAACGGTTGGATTCTGTGGACTTTGCGTGCTTGTTCGTTCCAGTATGTGCTGTCGAATTTCGGGTATAAACTTTCGATGCTCGTCTGGATTTTTCCTTCTAAATCAACGAATCTAAAATTCGTTTCAATTGTTCCATCATCTAGCATCTTGTGTTGAACTGGTTGCATGTGCATAGCGAATAGTTCAGGCATTGATGTATTTGGGAAGAAATCGAAATTTCCATAATTGTCTGTGAACATGCCCATGTAGATGATTCTATTTGGGATGTTTATCGTGTTCTTCATTGTCCGCCACACATCCACAAGTTGCAATGTATTGTTAGGTTTAAGTTGACGTGTTTCAACTTCCTCATCTGGTCCAAGTGCTTGTAAAAACGCCTTGAACAATGTTACATCGCTGTCTGGATACGTCTGCATGTAATGCTCTACGGATTTCTGTAGCAACTGCAAATGCTCTGAAGCAGTTCGCGTCTTCCACTCTGCTCTGCACAAATCGCACCTCAGGTTGTGTATGTCGAACATTGATTGCCACACACGACTAACCTTTCTTGGTAAAGCTTCCAGATAACTTGCGCAGTTACTGTTGCACACTTCATGATGTTTTGGAATCACTTTGTTCACAGCTGGTTCGCAATACCATCTGAGTCCATGCGTGCATTTCGGCTTCAGTGCGTTCTGAATGCGTCCATGTGCACATCTTCCCATAACAATGAATAGGCCATCCACACAATCCTCCTGGTAGCCGTCTGGCACATCCATTTCACTAAGGAGGACACCACTCCATCCGAGCGTCACCTCATGATCCTGCACTTTACGTGTGTATTGTATAACACCGCTGTAAGTTGTGATGAAGCCTCTGAAGTCCTCTGGTATGTCTTTCATTGCATCCCAATCTCTCTTTGGGTACCCCATTGTATGCTTCAGTGGAATTTTAGCAAACTTCTTGTGCCCTTTGCTTCCTATGATTTCCACTGTTTTGCCCTTGGAATGCATCATCCGTGTCACTTGATCCACCAACGCAGCTATGTTGTTTGATGTCATGCGTAGCTGCTTCTCTTTGTACTCGTGGATCGGATTCTTACGATGAGCATGCTCAATAACTGCATGTGTTTCATCAAAATCATCATAAAACACCTCAATACTGCAATCCTTGACGCGAGTTTCTTCCTCTTGGGTTTTTGAGTTGGTGAAGGTTATCTCACGCGTGCGTTGGATGCAGTGATCAGCAAGGCATTGGCTTGTTTTGTTCATCCACTGTATGATGCGTGCTTCCTGCCCTGGTGTGGCGTATGATGGCATAATTGGAAATGCCTCCACAACCTTCACGTACTTATCATCCTTGATGTACGCACAGTTCTTCTCCACAAGCTTGTCACAAGCATAATGATCTTCAATGAAGTACCTGTACTGAGTGCAACTTGACCTACACTTCCCGCAAACGAAAACATTCGCTGCAAGATCGTAGCCTAAGCCGTACACAGTAGCTTTGTAAAGGTTCTTAGCCGTCTGGGTTAAGATACCTTCTTTTGACCAGAAAATGCTTCCTGGTCCATGGTGGTTAACCACCACATCAACCTCCTCCTCAG